GTTTCCTATAACCTTGTACTTAAGGAGGATTTTCATAAAATCTAGTTTGTTTAGAGAGGGAACTGGTTCGTTAAATCTATCTAAAGTATTCATTTTAATAGTACCACTAATATCAACATCATCTAGTTGCATTAGTTCTCTATTTAATAAAATTTGGTTTTTAGAACCAAGAATATCCTTATATATTTTTATCTTACCCTTTGTCTCATCATATTTAGTTTCACAAAGTTGTAATAAATCATCTACTGATAACTTCTCTTCTTGTCCAATTTCAGGAAATCTCTTCAATACTGTTTTGATTCCACATCCATATACACCAGGAATGTTATCTGATTTATCTCCATCCAATACTCTATATAGTAAAAGGTTCTTTGATTCAATACCAAATTCTTCTTTTACCATTTTTGTATTATACATTTTCTTTTTGGTAGGTGACCAAACGATAGTTGTATCGTCAATTAGTTGAAGGAAATCCTTATCTGTTGACATAATTACCGCTTGTTCATCTTCCTTGAGAAGTGTGGTAGAGATATAAGCCATTATATCATCTGCCTCAACACCATCGTATATCATAGTTGTAAGTGGTAACCCATCTAACATTTCATTTAACCAAACGAATTGTCTTTTCATAGATTCCCTTTCATCCTCATCATTCATCATACCTGCATAGGCACGATTTACTCTGAGTTTATTAGAATCTCTTTGAGCTTTATACCCACTAAACTTTTTCTTACGAGATGTTGAACCACCCTTTCCATCGAACACTACAACAACACGAGATGGTTGAGTTTGTCTGATTGCATAACCTATTGATTTTAGAACACCTGTCGCACCACCTACATGGTCTCCATCTTCATTCATAGTTGGTATTGATGACCAACATCTGATGAATGTGTTTAACCCATCAATAATTAATACACGAGAATTCTTGTGTCTATTGATATTTTGGGTTCTATCAGTTTCAACTGAATCTAAAATGTTTTTGTAGAGTTCTTTCATTTATAAAACTTGTTTATCTTCAGCAAAATACTTTTCTAAAGTTTCAAGTCTTTCATCTGCAGATGCTAATAATTTTAACGAAGCAGTTGCGTTATCCCAAAAATCTTTTGTAGAATGGTCTCCTATTCCACTTGGAAAGTTTTTTATTAGGTCTAACGATAATAATGCTTTGTTTCTATCTGCAGTTGCTTCTGATTTTAACATATCATAAAGTCTTTTATCTATTTTCATAATTTTAATATTTAATTTATTCATTCATCCCAGCACCCTTGGTATCTATTTCCATAGAATCTATATCGAGAGTATCACCTTTATATTGTAAGATAGTTTCTTCACAAATCTTTTTGTAGATTTGTTCTCTTAATTCTTCTCTATCTGCCATCATAAGGATAAAATCTTTAGATTGGAATTTAATTTCCTCTCCAGTCTCTGTATCAACATATGTGTACCATGCACCTGATTGCTTTACTAAGTTATTTTCTTTCATAACTTTTAACCACGAACCGTAGTTATCAATTCCTCTGTCAAAGAATATTTCAAAATCAGCCGCCCTTAGAGGTGGGCCCATTCTGTTTTTTACTACTTGACAACGAACCTTCATTCCAACTGTCCTATCTTGACCACCTTGTTTCATTTTGATTTGGCCCATATTCTTTAACCTCAATCTTACAGATGCGTGAAAAGCAAGAGCTTTACCACCACTTGTAGTCCAAGGGTCTCCGAACATAGCGTTCATCTTTTGTCTAAGTTGGTTAGTGAATACCAATGAGATTTTCTGTCTACCAATCATATTGGTAATCTTTCTCATTGCTTTAGATATAATAATTGCCTTATCTGTAGCGTATCCATCTTTCTTATAATCAGCTGCTAACTCATTTGTTGTGGAAGCGGCTGCTACGGAATCTACTACAATAGTAACTAATCTATCTTTAGATGTTTCTCTAACTTTCTCAATGATAGTTTCAGTCATATCAAAGATTTGTTCAACCGAATCAGCTGATACATAAAGAAGTTTAGAAACATCAACACCGATTGCTTCTAAAAATTCTCTACTTACTGCTGTTTCTGTATCAATAAGAACTGCTACACCACCTTGCTTTTGTGTTTCTGCAAGGAGGTGAGCCGATACTAATGATTTACCCGATTGTTCTAATCCAGTTATTTCTGCTATTCTACCAACAGGAAAACCACCATAAGGGCGATTTGAAATTGCTACATCTAACATAGCACATCCTGTAGATACCCAACCTTGCACATTTGTAGGTGCTTCGTCCTCATCTAAGAAGAATGCTACTTTGTTATTTTTCGCTTGTTTGTTAAGCTCACCCGCTAGGATGTCCGCTAAATCTAATTCTTTTTTCGCCATTTATTGGGGTTTATCCGTTAAACAAATCATCGAATGCAGCTGCTACATCATCAGTTTTCTTTGATGGTGTAGGTTTTTTCTCATCTACATCGAATGGTAAATCATCTTTTACTGGGGCTGCTTCTTTCTTTGGTTGAGAAAGGGTTTGAGCCGTTACTGAAGGTTCACTAGCATTTTCATTTGCTGCGCCTGGATTTAACCAACCTTCTAATACTTCTTTTAATTCATCATAAGATAATTCTGAATATAAATCAGTAATTTCAGTTTGTCCTTCCAAGAACTTTTGAACGTTATCAGCATTTTCAGTTAAAGGTGTTTGTGTTGGTTTAACTCTGATAGTTGTTACAGGATACGAAGTACCTGCTTCTTCAGCGGATTGATATTCAATTGTAATATCTCTACCACTGGTTGGGTCGGTGATATCACCATAATCTGGGTCTGCGATATATCCAAGAATTTCTTGATATACAGTTTTACCAAATCCCCAAAATTTCACTCCTTCACCTTCTTGCCCTCTAACCAAAACAGGTACGAAAGTTCTTAACTTCGGCTCCATTTGTTTAGCTGCTTTCCAATCTTCCTTATCACCCATTCTTTTTAGTTTATCCGCAAACTCTACAATAGGGTCTGGTCTACCAAATGATTGTGGTGATAAATAAGTTTTGTTGTTAATGTTGTAGTGAAAATACAATTCGATGAACGGATTATCCTTATCGAATTTGTAAGGAACGATTCTTACTTGCGTTTTACCTGGTGTAGGTTTCCATAATGAATCACTCTTCTTTTGTGTGTTTTGTAGTTTGCTCAGTCTACCTCTGATTGCGTCAATGTTAATTGCCATAATTACTCCTTTTAAGTTTAAAAATTAATTGTTTTAATGGTTTTATTTACGTGTCTATCCTACACGCGGTGTTTACATATATAAGTATAACGTTCCACCAAAAACG